GACCGGCCCGGAGGGCCCGCTCGCCATGTGCGGGCGAACCGAACGAACCGTGATCAACAACCTGATCCTTCCGCTGCAGCAGATGCTCGGCAAGGAACGGGTCAAGGTCAACTACGGTTCGGGCACGGCCATCATCTGCGGCCGCGAGATCAACATCTACGGCGCCAACAATGAGCAGGCGCAGACTAAAATCCAGGGCGCCACACTCGTGGGTGCTTACGCTGATGAGGCCGCTACCCTTCCAGAGTCGTTCTTCTCCATGCTCTACTCGCGCCTCTCCGTCGAGGGCGCGAAGATGTGGCTGACATCGAACCCTGCTGGCCCGGCGCACTGGCTCAAGGCGAACTGGCTGGACCAAGCAGAACTGTGGATCGACGGTCAAGGTCGCCTTCACCGGCAGTCCGGCGAGGGAACGAAGGAGCTCCACCGGTACACGTTCGTCCTGGACGATAACAAGAGTCTGCCGGCCGCGTATGTGGCGAGGACGAAGAAGTCCTACAGCGGCTTGTTCTACCGGCGTTATATCAATGCCGAGTGGGTCGCTGCTGACGGCGCTGTCTTTGACTCGTGGGATCCGGACAAGCATGTCGTCGACCACGGCCAACTACCGGCCATGAGGCACGTCCTCGGCGTCGGGGTCGACTACGGCACCACCAACGCCACCTCGGCCGTCCTCCTCGGGCTTGGTGTGGATGGTGTGCTGTACGCGATCGACGAATGGCGGTACGACTCGAGGCAAGCCTCGATCCGGCTCACTGACGGGCAGCTCTCCGCAGCCCTCAAGGACTGGCTAGGGCAACGCGCCACGGAAGGGCACCGCCCGGAGTGGGTGATCGTTGACCCCGCCGCCGCATCGTTCAAAGTCCAGTTGGACCAGGACCGCATCCAGAACGTCATCAACGGTGAGAACGATGTCCTCTACGGCATCCGGACCGTCTCCTCACTGCTGAACGCGGGGAAGCTCCGGATATCCGAACGGTGCAAGGGCCTCATCAACGAAATGCCCGGCTACTCCTGGGATACCAAAGCGACGGAGAAGGGCGAGGACAAGCCCCTCAAGGTCGCTGACCACAGTATTGACGCTTTCCGGTATGCGGTGGCGACGACGGAGACGAACTGGCGGCCCCATGTGGACCTCGCCGCATAACCCCTTGGAAGGTTGCACATGGCACGCGGAGACACCATCACCCCACCCGACACAACCAAGATCCCCATCGGGCACATCAAAGGCATCTGCGAGTCCCTCGGATTCGAACCGTCAAGGGTGTCAGAGATCGTCATGACGCCCCGCGAGGTCGTGGTGACCTGCTGGGCGATACCCAAGACCGGCGCCACCATCGTGCACCGTATCCCCGTCGTACGCGACTAACCACTTAGGAGGCCATCTTGGCACTGCCCGATTCAGGCATCGCCTGGCCGCCCAAAGAACTCGCCCCGGTCCTCGCCAAGTACCGCGAGTACGCTGCCTGGTACTCCAACGACCTCGGCACCCTCGGCCAGATGTACGCCAAGGGCACTAACCGCCCCGGTGTGCTGGCACGGATCCGGACATGGTTCCTCGGCGCGAAGCAGGAGGGGCAGGCCGAAACCAACACCATCCATGTGTCGCTGGCTCAGGAGATCTGCCGGACCGCGGCGAACCTTGTCTATTCGGAGCCGGCGAAAGCCATTGTTGTGCCGGCCACGGATAGCGCCAAGGTCGATCAGGTCCAGGAACGCCTCGATGTGATCGCCGGGCCCGCGTTCGAGCAGCTGTCCATCAGCGCTGCCGAGATCTCCGCGGCACTTGGTGGGGTCTATAAGCGGGTCAGTTGGGACAAGGGACGCGACCACGTGTTCATCACGAAGGTAGACGCTGATATGGCGTGGCCGGAGTTCCGCTGGGACAAGCTGGTCGCGGTGACGTTCTGGAAAGTCGTGGAGACCGTGAACAACACGGTCTGGCGGCACCTCGAACGGCATGAGATCGACGCAAACGGGAACGGTGTCGTCATCCACGGCCTCTATTCCGGCACCCCGGACAACCTCGGCAACGCGCACCCGTTCGAGGACCACAAAGCCACCGCATGGCTCGCCGAGCCGGGCATGGCCGCGACCCTGATCGAGGGAAACACCATCACCTCCGGCACACCGGGTCTGGGTGTGGTGTACGCACCGAACATCGCACCCTCCGCACTGTGGAGGAACGACCCGATCGGCGCGAACCTCGGCCGGTCTGATCTTGAGGGGATTGAGCAGAAGCTCGACGCCCTCGACGAACTCTACTCATCCTGGCTGCGGGACATCCGCCTCGGCAAGGGCCGCCTCATCGTAGGCGACTCCATGCTGAGGGACCTCGGCGCCGGCATGGGTGCAGGGTTCGACCTGGACACCACGATCTTCACCCCCGTGAAGGCCGCCCCGTCGTCCGCGTCCTCGGAGAAGATGGCGATCGAGCAGGTCCAGTTCGACATCCGGACCGAGGACTTCCTCAAAGCGATCGACCACTTCCGCCGCATCATCCTGGCCGCAGCCGGGTACTCCCCTTCCACGTTCGGGCTCACCGACGACGGGGCGGCTATGACCGCCACCGAAGTCGCCGCACGTCAGTCGCTGTCGTTCACGACCCGGAAGCGGAAGATCCTCGGCGTGAAGGTAGCCGATGAGGAGATCCTCACCAAGGCTCTCGCCGTCGATGCCCTCCTGTTTCCCGGCGGTGGCGCGCAGCCGCTCAAGGTCACTGTCGAATTCCCCGATGGGGTGTCCGATGACCCGAAGGCCGTCGCCGAACAAAACCAGCTGGACTACAACTCCCAGTCCTCCTCCATCGAGGAGCGCGTGCGGAAGCGTAACCCGGACTGGGACGACGATAAGGTCAAACTCGAGGTCGCGGCGATCAAGGACGAGTTCGGCCTCGGTGCCGTGGAGGACCCGGAGACATTCGGTGTTGACGGTGCCGGGCTGACTTTCCCTGATCCTTCCTTGACCACCACAGAGTAGGATTCGGCCATGGCGATCCGGCCTGACGATGCCGCCGTGCTGGCGAAGGGTTTGCGGGAGCTGTACGTAGAAGCGGAAACGCTCCTACTACAGCGTGTCGCCCGCGCCCTCGCCCAGGGCAAGGACTCCCCCCAATGGGTGGACGACAAACTCCTCGGCATCCAGGCACTCCGCCGGCAAGTGGACGGGATCCTCGATGACCTCGCACATGCTGTCCCGGGCGCTGTCGAGCGTGCTGTGGGGATCGCTTACAACCGAGGCATTGCCACTGCGGGGACGGAACTCACCGCCGCGGGCCTACCTCATGCGGCGTTCGCTGAGGTCCAGCCAACATCAGCGGTGTCCGCGATCGTCTCGGAGACGCTGACCCGGACCGAGCCGATGTCCTTCCAGATCCGCCGTGCGGTGATGGATGTTTACCAGCGTGTCGTGACTGAGGCTGCGGTGCAAACCACTTTGGGCACGGTGACGCGTCGGGAAGCGTCCCAACTGATCCTCGCCAAGCTCACCAAGCAGGGCGTGACGGGGTTCCGGGACGCCGCCGGCAGGAACTGGGAGATGGGCGCCTACGCGGAGATGGCCGCGAGGTCGGCAACAGCTAACGCGATGTTGCAGGGCCACACGGACCGGATCCAGGAGCTCGGCATTGACACGGTGATCGTGTCTGACGCGCCGGAGGAGTGTAAGGTCTGCCGCCCGTTCGAGGGCAAGGTCCTCTCCCTCTCCGGACGGACCACAGGCAGACTCAAGGACGGCAAGACCGTCGTCGCATCCCTCGCTGAGGCGAAGGGCAAGGGCCTGTTCCATAACAACTGCCGGCACTCGCACAGCATCTACCTTCCCGGGATCACCAAAGGCCCCGGTAAGGACCTCGCAGATCACCAGGGTGACAGGCTCAGGCAGCAGCAGCGCGCTTATGAACGGCGCGTGCGTGAACTCAAGCGGGCCGATGCTGTTGCGCAGGAGTTCGGCGGCCCACAAGCCGCCCAGGCAAGAGCGCAGCTCCGGTCCAAGCAAGCCGAGTTCAAAGCCTGGCGTGAAGCCAACGACCGTAAAGACCTTGCTTACAGGACCTCCCTGAAAGCCCGCTAGACCACAACCACATAACCACCAAGGCCACTGCACACGCGGTGGCCTTTCTCATGCCACTTGGAGGGCACCATGAGCAAGAAACGCACCATCCACGGGATCGACCCCTACGCCCCCGGCGGCATCGAGGCGCTCCTCGCCCACCACCGGCTGACGTTCGGGGATGCTGTCATGGAGGCAGGCGCGGGTAACCCTGCCCCGGCCGGTGATCCGGCTCCCGCTGGCGATCCTGCGGGCGATCCCGCCCCGGCTGGCACCCCCGCACCGCAGGGCGACCCGAAGCCCGCAGAGGCCAAGCCTGCCGACTGGGACGGGAAGGTCGAGAACCTGCCCCCGGCCGCGCAGAAGATCATCACCGACCTCCGCAAGGAAGCCGGCGACGAACGGGTCGCGGCCAAGACCCTCGCCGCGATCCAGAAGGCCCTCAACCCTGACGCGAAGGCCGACGAAAAGCCCAACGCCGAAGCACTCACCAAGGCCCTGTCCGAACGCGACAGCGCAGCAAAGCAGGCGCAGACCGAACTGGCCGTCTACAAGGCAGCCAACAAAGCAGGCGCCGACGCTGACGCCCTCCTAGATTCCCGCGCCTTCCTGGCGAAGATCGCGGACCTCGACCCCACCAAGACCGCCGACATTCAGAAGGCGATCGCGGATGCGGTCAAAGAAAACCCCAAACTCAAAACGGTCCAGGTGGCCGGCGCGAGTGGCGCGAACTTCACCGGCGGGTCCGGCGAGAGCGCAAAGAAAGCAACATCTCTCGAAGATGCCGTCACCAAAAAGATGGCCCGCTAACCCAAATAGGAGCACGCAATGCCCGTAACACTCGCCCAGGCGAAACTGAACGTAACCGACGACGTCGACATCCAGATCATCGACGAGTTCCAGAAGTCCAACGACATCATGAACCGCCTCACGTTCGACGATGTCGTGTCCCCCGCAGGTGGAGGCGCGACCCTCACCTACTCGTACACCCGGCAGCTGACCCAGCGTGGCGCCGCGTTCCGTGCGATCAACTCCGAGTACACCCCGGCCGAGGCCACGAAGGTCCGCGCCTCCGTGGACCTCAAGCCCCTCGGCGGCTCCTTCCAGATCGACCGCGTCCTCGACGGCGTCGGACAGGCCCGCGAGACCGCGTTCCAGATGCGCGAACTCCTCAAAGCCACCTCGGCACAGTTCTCCGATTCCGTGTTCAACGGTGACACCGCCGTGGACGCCAACGGCTTCGACGGTCTCGCCAAGATCCTGACCGGCACGACCACGGAGTACCTGCCGCTCGCCAACGGCACCAGCACGGGTTACCGGGACTGGACGACCGTGGACACCAAGGCCGAGGCCATCGCCGAAATCGAGCAGATCGACGCTTGGCTGTCCCTGCTCGACGAACGCCCGGACGCGATCTACGGCCCCAAGAAGGTCCTGTCGATGTTCAAGCGCCTCGCGATCTGGGCTGACCAGTACGAGAAAACGCAGGACGCGTTCGGCCGCACCGTCAACGCCTACAACGGCATCCCCCTGATCGACCCGGGCACCAAGTCCGGCTCGAACACGGACGTCTTGGCCCTCGCTGCCCGTGACGCCGACGCTGGCGGTGCCGGCGGGTCCATCACCGGCCTCGGTGACCTGTACGCAGTCCGCTTCGGTCTGGACGGCTTCCACGCCGTGTCCACCCCGGGCCAGCTGGTCCGCAACTGGCTGCCGGACTTCACCACCTCCGGCGCAGTCAAGACCGGCGAGGCCGAGCTGGGCCCGGCCGCCGTCGTGCTCAAGAAAACCAAGGCTGCGGGCGTGTTCCGCAACATCAAGGTCTCCTAAGACCTGATCCCGTGAAGTGGCGGGCCAGTTACAAGCTGGCCCGCCTTTCCCAACCGCCCAGGGAGGGCAACATGAAGATCAAAAGCCCAGACACCAGCTACACCGGTGACGACCAGTACGGCCCCACGGTCCTTGAGTTCAAGGACGGGGTCGCGGACTTCGACGGGGATCTCCCCCACGGTGTCCGCCAGTACCTGCAGGGCGCAGGGTACGGCCTCGACGAGGACGCCAAGACCCCAGTGGTTGAGGCCCCGGCGGATCCCCGCGAGCAGACCCTCGTCCAGATCGGCACCGAACTGCGTGACGCTGCCGTGGACCCGAAACCCGAGGACTTCCTCGCCCCGACGAACGCCGGCAAGCCCGGCGAGGCCGGGAACCCGCACGGCCCCAACGTCGTCTCCCCCGAGATCCACGCCTCCCAGGGTGTGCGACCGGTCAAGGGCGGCGAGGTGCACGTCAATGATGCGGATAAGCAGGACGCCGCGGAGATTGCCCACACCGAGCAGGAAACGTTCGAGGCAACCGCACCGGCCGGCAACGCATCCAAGGAAGCTTGGCACGCCTACGCGCTGACGCAGGGCTTCACCGAGGAAGGCCTCGACGGCCGGACCCGGGACGAGCTCCGCGACCTGTTCAACGACTAGCAAGGGAGGCCCGTTATGCGGCTCTACGCGACTACTGAGGACCTGACCGGCTGGTTGGACCCGGAGCAGTTGCCCGAGGGCG